GGGGAATTCCCTGCGGTATACCAGGGGTGGTTTGCTTTCAGCCAGGCGGCCGCCGGTAACATGTAGCGGCCGAGAGCTAGGTTAAATTCGGGGTCCACGGTGCTGATGTTCCGCATTGGACCGCTGTTGGCGATCGCCTCGACTTTAATCATTGCTTCCACCGAGCATCGAATCCTCGTCAACATCCCCATCGCGTACGAAGCGGCGAGATTTCTGATTCTTTGCAGGGTGCCTGTCTGGTTGTCCATCACATCTTGCACGGTCCACGGTTCAAGAACAGGTGGGGCAATCAGTCCTAGGAATTCGTCCATGTAAACATGAACTTGCTCCTCGAGTTTGCCTTTCTTGTTCCGAACCATATCGATCCTGTAGTGGACCGCGCTAAGATCGGCTTGTCTTCCTTTTGCCGGCATGACGTTCGGCGTCGTAACCATCTTGGGCAAGACGGTTCGACCGGAGACCTTGTAGGGGGCGTGTACATCATCCCTCCTGTCGCCTACAAACTGGACGAGCGTCTGGTGGGCGCGCTCAAGTCGGGGGGTGGTAAATCCGACGTTATTCCAGTAGGAGGCTAACGCTCCTTGCATCAGCAACTTGTGTTCCTTGGTGAGCCCGGTGACGGTGGACTCAAGAACGTTGCCGACGGTGTAGGCGGTACACTGCTTTCCCGACACCTGCAGCCCCATCTTCACAGTTTCCCACACCTTATTGCTCACTGTGATAGTCTGAAATGCACCCTCGTACGAGAGGTGCACTTCGTAACCGCCCTCGCCGTAGTGCTCCATCCTCACCACGAAAGGCGATGACGACGAAGACACTATCAGGGTTGGGGCAGTCACCACATCCAAGTTGTTACTCTGGAAGGGACTAATCTCATAGGTGACGTAGTACTTGTTGTTGCGTACACACGACACGTTGCAAGGGAAGGGGAACCATGCAGACAGGCATACAGAGCCGTTCCACAAACCAAAATTGGGTATTTTCCGCGTCGCCAAGTTGTCGGTCAAATAAATATATGAACCGACTGTTGTCCAGGCCTTGTGCGCTTCGTTTCCCGCTGGGTGTACGGGACGGAACACACGCATCTTAGGAGTTCGTCCGGTGACGCCAGCAGTCCATAGAGAGACAGCAGCACCGAATCCTCCATCCGCTATGCGCTGGGTTAGAGCTTCGTCGCTTTGCAGCGAACGCCATAGGGATTCGAACAGAACCGAAGATGTGGCCGTTGTTATCAAAAGAGGGAACAACCAGAGATATGACAGGGAGTCAGTCACGTCTCCGAAGACGGATTGGAAGAGGGACATGGCGAGGGACACGACCAGCGCAACCGCGTAGTGGGAGCCTGCGGCTACCAACACGTTTGCTAGGATCGCTCGGGGTAATCTGGAGAATCCGGTGAAGGACAAACCATACAAAATTACAACAAGGGGGAGGGGAATAATGCGGAGGAGAGTGCGAAGCAGAGACATGTGTTAATCCCAAACTCGACTAACTTTGCTGGGTACAAAGCTCAAATTGCGTGGCAGCTGGGGACGAGTGATCGTAACCACTACACCTCCCCTTTTCGCTTAAGACGGTCACCAGAACTCCATAAGCTCTGGCTAACGCCGATGCTAACGACCAGATGGCGAGATACTCATTCCATCCGGCCTCCCCTGTAACGGGGTCCGCCAGTCCTGCACAATTTGTCTACCGATCACGCCCTCTACTTCTGCGACAAGGTGGGGTTTAATCCAACCGAGCCGGGCTGCAACGTCAGACCACTACAGTCCATCCGTCTAGCACCGAGCAATGTATCCGCCCACGTGGGCCCTCCTTTCGACGGGAGGCGTGGGGGCACAGAGCCGCATCAGTCTGCTTCGAGGCCGTGATATAACGTAGTGGGGGTTCGGGTCTGTCGACAACCTAGCCCCTGCCCC